TGTGCTGATACTGCGACCACTGAGTTTGTCTGTGAGACTGCGAACATCAATAGGTTGTTTGACCTGATCTCACCTACCACTCCTGATGTTCCTGAGAACTCTATTGGCAGTGATAGCTTCTTGTACAGCTTGAACCCCTTCCTCATTTCGCTTGTCGTTATCGCATTGCTTGCGTTTGGGTTTGCGAATGAACTTGTCGGGTTGAGATCCCACAGCTTTGTCCACAATGTGACGAACCTATCTGAGTTAGAGAGGTTCGTGAATGCGTCTGGATCAGGTGCTGTGATCATATCTGCAACGTTTGCTACTTGTCCGTTTGTTTGTTTGTCCCAAACCAGGGATAGCCTGATTTTATTCTCCCGTACACCTAGTGCAGTGTTCCCCGCTGCTAGTAGGATGGATCCCTTGACTTCGATACTCCTTGCGATTATGTTCCTGCCAACTCGTTGGCTCTGGTTTGTACCGTTAGCTACTTGGTTGAACGTTTCTGCGATCATTGTTCCTTGGCTGTTGTCTATGACCACTAGCGGGAATGCTGAGTCGATGAACTTCTTTTCTGGTTTTAGGCCAGTGTACCTTCCGTAGAACCCACCTGTTCTCACGTAACCTCTCTGTTTGCGCGCCACTTTGCGCCTGGATCGCCTCCTCTTCGTTCTGCGCTTTCTGTACACCATCTTATTTTGAATAGTGAAAAATAGTAAAATAGTGAATAATAGTAAATAGTGATGCGCGCGTAACTATTACTATTGGTTCCAAACAAAGTGGGGCGTAGTATTACCCCCACTTTGGAACCTATGGTTCCACTAATTATTTTAAGAATTCTTAAAATAAACTAATAATTTTAAGAATTCTTAAAATGGTTTACTAAACTTGTTACTCCTCAATGTCAAGAGGTGGTGGTAGTAGTGCTGGGTTGGCTGGTGCTCCAGGTACTCCGAACGGGTGTATGTTCAGGTGGATGATGTCCCACCTGTCGATGCTGAGTTTCTCCTTTTCAGGAGGGAAGTTAGCGAAGACCACCAGCTTGCACTTGACAGCTCTCTTGACAGTGCTGTCATACTTGGGACTGAAGATCCTCTTGTTCTTGAAGTCCTCCATGAGTTGGTATGGTACGCGTTCCTGTTGATCGCGTGAGAAGTCGAAGACGATTGTCTCCTGGAAGTCGAAAGCGTGTGCTATGTCTTTGTAGGCTCCGCCTGTGATGATGAACGCGTTGCGTTTAATACCCAGGTAGTCTGCTAGCCATGACTTGCCTTCGTTGCCCGTTGCTTCCCATACCCATGTGACCTTACGATCTGGTTGTCTATGGATAAGAATGTGATACAAACAATCCCATCTCTACAAAGCTAGTTCTTCCTGTGTCTGTCTTTGTCAGTGTGAACACAATGTCTGTGTTACGTACGTGTCCAGTTTGAATACCACGTCCTGTTGCCATGGGCGTAGCGCTGCCGCGTTGTACCTGTCCTCCATCTCCTTCCTTGCTGTTTCTGCTCTGAGCTTGTGCCTGAGGTTTGTCGTGAACCTCATGAAGGATGCTGCAGCCTTGCATGTGCTGTCGTCCCGTGCAAGGTCCAGGTCTGAGGCTCCAGCTAGAATACTGTCGCGTAAGGCGAGGACGTCTGAGCGTTGTCCCTGTTGCTTGAGCAGGCCTCCCTGAGTTGAGTCTCCTTCTTTTGAGCAGTAGACGATGTTCTTCTGGGCAGATCCCCTCGCTCTCTCCAGATGAACTGCTGGAAGGCCACCCGCTGTCAGGGTGGCTTTCAGAGTCGCTAGTCTCTGCTTCTTCGTCAGTTGTATATACATCTGTAGATGAGGTGTACCCGTCACTGGTGCTGTCTCCTTCCCTGCTATCCAGTAGCTGATGGTCTTGTCTGGTCCCGTCAGGGCCTCCAGCTTGTCCTTCCAGTCCTCCGTGTAGTTGTTCCATGTTACGCACCAGTTCCTCGCCGGTGAAGTCCGTGGCGCCATTTTGCATGGAATGTTCCTGGAATGTTCTTCGAGAATGTAAAAAATAAATTGAAAAATGAATAGTATATTTAGTGTATTATATACTTCGGCACGGCCGGTTGTTATTATACACAATTACTCACTATAAATAAATCACGTTAAGGTAGTTCGTTAGTGAGTTCTGTTAATGTATTTTAAGTTATCTTAAGAGCCTTCTTATTTTGGATGTTCTGACAAGTAACAAAGGCTCTTTTACCCCAATGAGTTCTGACAAGTAACAAAGGCTCTTTTACCCCAATGAGTGAGTTTACCCCAATAACAGCTCCCGATCCTCGTTCGCGCCGAGCATGAAAGCTCGGCCCGAGCGCAGCGAGGTCGCGAGCTCATTGACGAGGTAACGAGGAGCGGGGATGATCTCCCCCCGGTCCGTATTCGTTTCAGCTTAACTCGCCCGCCCTTAGTTATGGTGCGGCAGCACCCTGATAGCGGAGCGGAGCGACCGCGTCCATAGCGGAGCGCAGCGACCGCGTCCATAGCGGAGCGCAGCGACCGCGTCCATAGCGGAGCGCAGCGACCGCGTCGGCTTAACTGTTCTGATAAATAACAAAGGCTCTGTTTGAAATAAAACTCTGTTTATATTAATGTTCTGTTACTCTAGATCAATTGTCGACATATCTGAGCCTTGCGTGTGCTGATACTGCGACCACTGAGTTTGTCTGTGAGACTGCGAACATCAATAGGTTGTTTGACCTGATCTCACCTACCACTCCTGATGTTCCTGAGAACTCTATTGGCAGTGATAGCTTCTTGTACA